AGATTTTCGGGCAGTCTACCATTCAGCTAGCCGCGAGCACCACGTATCAGATTGAATGGAATTGCGGCTCCGAGCAGCTATACGCCAAGACTGCCGTTGTGCTCCCCGGTGGACAAGGCGGAGCGCCCGGAACGGCTCCCGGCACGCCCGGCACGTTCCTTGCGCCAATCACCAATGTCGAACTTGCGCTCGCGACTGTCGTCTGTAACGCCACAGCTTGTGGAAACGGTGGCCAGGGATCAATCACCGATGCGCGCTCGGCGTCGAACTTCCCCGGCTCCGGCACGCCGCTCAACACTTCGACTTTCGCCAACCTGCCGACCTCAAACGTAACGGACGGCACCATGATTATCTGCTCGTCCTGCACGCAGCCCGCCGCCGGTGCGACTTGCACCTCGGGCGCCGCGAACGTTCTGGCCGTGCGCTTGGGCGGCGCGTGGCGCTGCATCTAAGAAGATGCTTTCGGACTCTAATGTGGGCGACGGACTTCTATCACGCATCGGCGCATTCGTTCGGAATGCTACCGGCGGCGATTCGACAGAGGTAGACGAGTCGAAAGCCCTCAGCTTCACTCAGGACCGCTGGAACGATCTCAAGAATAGCTACGTTGTATGGCATCAGTCCATTTGGCAAGCGCTTCTGTTTTACGCCAATCAAAGCTGGATCGACTGGGACGATGCCCGTAAAGTATGGCAGCCTCAGCAGCCCACCGACGAGTGGGTACCGCGCCCGCGTATCAATCGCTTTTCCCCAACCATAGACGCCGTAGCCTCGAACTTTGCCCAAGTGCCGGAAGTCGAAGCCGTCGCCATGCCCGACGACGATCCTACTGCGTGTATGGTCGCGTCTATCTGCACGCGCTTAGGCAAATACGCGCTAATCAAAGAGGGCTTGAAGGTCCAGACGGGCCAAAAAGGCGACCGCGCCGGGATGGCCGCCCAGCTATTCGTGCTGACCGGCGGCGTGATGACCCGCATCTGCGTCAAAGATACCGTCCAGCAAGTCGAGAAGAAGGAACCTGTCGATGTCAGTACGTGGTCCTGCCCCGGATGCGACACTTTTGAGCAGCTTGCCCCCGGTGAGGAGCCGCCAGACGTCTGCCCCGAGTGCGGCAATCCGGTTGAGACGGGCCAGCAGGAGACGATGCAGACCGTTCTCGATGAGCAGGGCAATCCCACGATGGAGCCGCAGAATCAATATGAAATATCCTTGGGAATCGGTAACACGCTTTATGCGTTTCCTCGACCGGGAGCGACATCTATTGAAGACAGCCCTTTTCTACTGTGGGCCGAGCGTCATCCTACCGACGAAATTCACTTCAAGTTCGGATTCGACGCTCAACCAGATGCGATATGGCCCGATGGTTATTCTGTCACATATGAGCACGCCCTCAACTTCTGGTACACAGGATACTCAAATACTGCTATTCAGGTAAAAGACTCGTGCATGCAGCTCGAAATGTACGTCGCGCCCGGCAAGATTAAGGACTTCCCAAACGGCTTCTACCAAGTCGTGGTGAATGACCAGGCTGCGCTCACGAAAGACTGGGATTTCCCCGAGCATCCGGTCACGATGGGCGGCTATCTCGTGCTACCTACGTTATTCTTCCCGCGTAGCACCGCATTCGACCTCGTCGAGATTCAGCGCGAACTGAATGCCTACGAGTCCATCATCAAATTGCACGGAATGGTCGCTGCCGTCGATCCAATCGTCGTCGATGCGAACACCATCGTCAGCGACATAAGCGGACGGGCCGATAAAATCATCAAATGGCGCGCTATTACGCCCACAAGCGAGCCGCCCTACCGCCTGCAAGCGGGCCACTTGGACGACGGCATCTACAAGCAGCGCGAATCGCTCCACGCCGAGTTCCAGAACATCTCGATGGCCGTAAATGCGTTCCGTGGGCAGCAGGAAGGCGCTATTACGGCTGCCAGCGCCATCCAGCAGCTTCGGGCGCAGGCCGAAACGATGTTTAATAAGCCCGTTTCCAACTGGAACGCGCTGTGGCGCGAAACGGTCCGCAAATACGTCAAGTTTATCCAAAAGTACATGACCTTTGAGCAAATCGTGCGTATATGCGGCCAAGATACCGAAGAAGAAGTGCGCGCGTTCAAGGGCGCCGACCTCGACCACATGATCGAATGGGTCTCAACGGCCCACGGCCTCCCTCGAACGCGAGATGAGCGCCGTCAGGAATTTATGGTGCTGTGGGACAAGGGCGCGCTCGACCTGACGCAGCCCGAAGTGCGCCAAAAGATAGCCGAATTGTTCGGTGAGACTGGAATGATGCGGACTTTCAACAAAGACGCCACCAATGCGCGACTGGAGAACCGCGAATTTGCGACTGGTCAAGCGGCGGCGGGCACTATCAAGCCACTGGTGGGCATCGAAGACCTCGAAGTGCATCTGTTCTTCCACAAGGATCAAATTAAGTCGTGGGACTTCCGCAAGTGGCCGCCGGATCGACAGTCCGCGCTGATGGAACACACGATGGAGACGCAACAGGCGCTTGAGCAAGAACAGATCAAGCAGCAGCAGATGAAAGTGCTTAGTCAAGCAGGCCAGAAGCCAAGCGAGGCGCCGTCGTGGCAAGACGCCGCTGCGATGTCCGGGGCCGACAAGAATATCCAGGGCCAGTCACCAGAACTAGCCAAACCAACGCCCGTAGGA